CAAGCTCAACAATGACTGGCAGTATCCCCACAGCTAATTTACCTTTTGGCGGCGCAACTTTAGGCGGCGGTTCAACAGGTGGAGGAACTGGTGGTTCAACTGGCGGCGGCTCAACTGGCGGTGGAAGTACAGGTGGAAGCACTGGAAACATTCCAACAGTAACTGGAATTATGCCCACATTTCCTACAGGCTTAGGTGCTGGCATCGGCATAACAGCTGGAAGCGGTTTCAACCCTTCTGGTGTTCGCGCAGGTGATGAAAAAGGTAGCGTGATTATTAATGTCAATGCACCTAGCGCAATTGATGAAGAAGGCTTTACTCGCGCAGTTGTTTTAGCTTTGAATAACTCAACAAACCGTGGCACTACTGGAGCGGGCGACCTTAGAACGAGCGCACAAATCTTATGACGGCTTGGACACCCGTTTGGCGCATTAAAGCCAATGGCACCGAAGTAACATCGGTTACGCTTGCCAATCTCAGCATCACCAGCGGTCGAAGTGATATAAATACGCCAACCCCAGCTGGCTATTGCCAGTTACAGCTTATTAATACCGACGAAACCGTTTACGGCTTCACAATCAATACTTCAATTACAATCGAAGTCCAAGACTCTAACGGCGATTATGTTGCAATCTGGGGCGGGCGCATTTCTGATATTCGACAAGTTGTGACCGTAGGTGGAGAAATTGCATCGCCAACGGTTATCAATATAACGGCAGTAGGTGCGCTTGCAAGACTACAAAGAGCTATCTTTGACGGGAATTTAGCTGAAGGATTAGACGGCGCACAAATCCAAGACCTATTGGACGATTTGTTGCTCAACAGCTGGAACGAACTTCCTCCCGCTGAAACGTGGAATACCTATAACGCCACCGAGACTTGGGCTAATGCTTCAAATATCGGATTAGGAACAATCGATGCTGGTGACTACACAATGTCATCACGTCAAATTACCGACCAAGTTATTTCTAACATCGCGAATCAAATTGCTTCTTCCGCGCTGGGTTATCTATACGAAGATGCCAACGGGTTAATCAATTATGCAGATGCTTCACATAGACAAGATTATTTGACCGCGAACGGCTACGTGGATTTAGACGCTGGGCAAGCAATCGGTTCTGGTATTGGTGTAGTTCAACGGCAGGGTGACTTAGCGAACAAAGTTGTCATCGACTACGGAAACAATTTCAATTCCCAATACACAGCACAAGACACCGAGTCACAAGCGACTTTTGGCGTTTATGCAGAACAGTTTTCCAGCTACCTCAAAAACACCGCAGACGTCGAGGATATGGGCGACCGCCTAATTCAGCTACGCGCTTACCCACGCTACAAATTCCAGTCAATAACCTTCCCGCTTCAGAATCCAGAAATGGACGACGCAGACCGCGACGCCCTGCTAAATGTATTTATGGGGCTGCCTATCAGAATTTCAAACCTACCCCCACAAATGCTCGGTGGCGAGTTTACGGGTTACGTCGAAGGCTGGTCTTTTAGGGCATCGGTAGGCGGTCTTTACATAACCCTCAATGCTTCACCAACAGAATTCTCAGCGGTCGCGCAACGTTGGGAGCAGGTCAACGGCGCGGAAACTTGGAACTCGATTTTGAACACGCTAGAATGGCAAGACGCGATAGGAGTTATTAGCTAATGGCAACAACGACCAATTTTGGGTGGGAGACCCCAGACGATACAGACCTTGTTAAAGACGGGGCTCTTGCAATGCGCACGTTGGGCAATGCGATTGATGCTTCTATGGTTGACCTTAAAGGTGGAACAACAGGTCAAATCCTCAGCAAAACTTCAAACACCGATATGGATTTCACTTGGATTACTAACGACCAAGGAGATATTACAGCGGTAACAGCGGGAACTGGTATTAGTGGCGGCGGAACAAGCGGTGCTGTGACAATTACTAACTCAATGGCAACCGAAATAACCGCAGCTGGAGATATAATCGTCGGCACGGGTTCTGGAACTTTTGACAATTTGCCAATTGGAACGACAGGACAAGTTCTAACTGCTGACACAACAGTCTCGCCTTATAAAGTTAAGTGGGCTAATGCAGCTGGCGGAGGTAAAGTTTTACAAGTTGTTCAAACAACAAAAACTGATACTTTTTCCACAAATTCTACTTCCTATGTTGACATTACAGGATTCAGCGCATCAATTACGCCGTCTTCAACTAGCAGTAAAGTTTTGGTTTTAGTCAATTGTGGAATCATCGGTTGCAGTAACGATTGGGCTATTCAGTTACAAATTTTGCGTGGAAGTACCGCGATTTTTAGTAATACCTCTGGTGGCTCATCTGATACCAATGATGCTTGGCACGCTTCCGGCGCTCTAAGTCCAGCGAATAATCGAATTGTGGCTGGCGCGCATATGTCGTATTTAGATTCTCCTTCTTCTACTTCTTCTCTAACATACAAAATTAGAATGTTGTCTGGAGATTCTGGCACAACGGGTTATCTTAACCGCTGGGCGTTAAATTCCGACTTGGGGTCAGTTTCCTCTATTACATTGTTAGAAATAGGTGCATAATGAGACACGATGCAATTTATAAGGCTTATCCGCAAGTGGTCGTTATTGATGATGGCGCGGGTGCTTTTGATGCTGAAGGTAATTCCGTATTAATTGACGCGGAAAAAGTCAATGAAGCAGCCGTCATTATTGATACAGAGGCAACTAAGAAAAAAGCCGAAGCTGAAGCAAAATTGGAAAAATTGGGTTTAAGTATTGAAGATTTGAAAGTTTTGGGTCTTGCCTAAACTTTGCAAAGCTGGCGTTCAATTGCGCGAGCAAATTGACGACTTATATTTAGAGCGTGACCGTCGCAGTGACGGTTGGATAGGCGACACCCGCCATTCAGCCCGCAAAAGCGACCATAACCCCGACAAGTCGGGAATTGTGCGCGCGATAGATATTGACGCCAACCTTAATGCACACCCAGAAGAAGTTTTTGATTTAGTAGAGAAAATTAGAAAATGCGCAAAACGTGGGGATAAACGTATTGCTTATGTAATCCACGACGGCAAGATTTCTAGTCCGATGCTCAATTGGAAGAAAAGGAAATACAAGGGTGCGAACCCACATCGTTCGCATTTCCACGTGAGCTTCACAACCTTGGGAGACAAAGACGGCAGTTGGTTTGACCTAGAAGGAGAGAGAGTCAATGGAAGAATTGAAGATGATGGCGGGCAGCTGGCTAAAGACGTTCTTGGCGGCAGCTCTGGCAACTTATCTGGCAGTCGGTTGGGACATCGAAGCGATTGCAAATGCAGCTGCAGCATCAGTCTTGCCTAGCATAATTAACTGGCTCAACCCAAGCTATACACGCTACGGCAAGGTTCGTTAATGAACTCGGTGAACTGGGGCGACTTGGCGGCTATGTCCGCAGTAGTTGCGGCAATCCTTACTGGATTGGTTTACATAATCAAGAAGGAAACCGCCCCACTAGCCGACCGTATTGAAAAACTTGAAGACACAAACCTTGAAATGCTAGGAATCATCAAAGCTCTGGCTTTATCCTTTAAGTCACAAAAGGGAGCAAAAATTGTCAACAAGAAAACGCGTCGCTAAGAAGTCAAAGAAGGTGGCAAAACGCCGCCGCACGACAAAAGAGCCAGCGCTAACAAAGCTTGATTTCTGGGCTATTGCAGCCAATGAAGTGTATAAAGCTTGCCGCAATGCTGGAATGGACGAAGGTACCGCTCTTGCTTTTGCAATGGATAGAAGCTCTTATCCCGATTGGATTGTTGACCCCAAAGACCCTATCCGAAACCCGTTGGACGATTTCGACGAGGAAGACGAAGACTAATTTTTACAAAAGAGTCGGAACTATTTGAGGCGATAAAGACCCTCGTTCCAGACCTAACCCCGACAAGCCAGTCAGACCGCTCGGACGGCTACTCCCGCTCTTTCCAGCTTATTCTTGAACTGAAATGCCGCCGCACTCACTACGATGAATTAGTCATCGAAAAACCCAAGTGGCTATATTTGACCCGTAAAGCTGCTTTAAACGGGCTTACAGCCTTTTACATCTGCTCGACACCTAAAGGGGTCTATGAGTGGAATTTGACCGCTCTACCAGCCCCACAATGGCAAATAAAGGCAATGCCAGCGACAACCGATTTCCAGCGCAATCACTTCGTAGACAAGGAAGTTGGCTTCCTGCACATCAATCAAGCTCGGCACATTAACTTTTAGACACGCCGATAAATCCATTTGCAATAAATCTATTTAGTAAATACATTTAACCCAAGTCGGAAAGTCCGACGAAGGGAGCAAATGTGACAGAAATAAAGTATGACACTACGTCGGGAGCTTGGACGGACGGTAAAAACTACGTAAAAGGCTCGATTATTCGACGTTATGCGATAGAACGTTTAGGGCGTAAATCTGCCCGCGGGCGTTTATCTGCAAATGAAATTAGCACCTACTGGCTAGATAAATTGGGGGTGTCTGGTTATGTTAAATAGTCAATTCAGCCCAGACCAATTTGTTGCAGTATGCGTTTTACTGGCTCTTGCTTGTGGCTTGGGAATCAAGCTCGGTTATAAGTGGGGCAAAAATGATTGGTATTCCAAAGGTTATGTTAGGGGGCTCAGCGTTGGACAATCTAGCCGACAAATCTCCGAGTGAGTGGCTCGCGGACGCTATTGACACCTACCAGGAGCGGGGGTATCAGTGGGGCGACCCGCGGGACAATTTTCTACGCATTTACGAAATTTCGAAGCGACTCGGTGTTCAGTTGCGAGACCCAGCTGACGTGGCAGTTGTCTTTATCGCTGCAAAATGGAGCCGACTTATGGAAAGTCCAGCAAGCGAGGATTCGTATATCGATGCCATTGCATACACCGCTATCTTGTC